TACCCCGTGCCGCGATGGGTGACCCGGATAGATGTCACCGTGCCCAATCCCACGCCCATGGTCAGGGCAGGGTTGGTGGTGTAAGCACGCCGTAAATTCTCCCCGTCAAAAATAAAAGGTGCGTTGACCCCGTCCTGAATGATCAGGAATTTTTCGGCTTGGGCAAAATAGTGCCGGTTGGTCTGGTGATTGCGATCGGGCCACGGCCGCGTGGCCGCAGTGCTGTCCCGGGCAAACCGAAGACTAAGGGCGGCGTTGGTGCTTCCCTGAACCTGGGCCACCGCGTTTTTGCTGAACCCGGAACCAGGCTGGTTGACTGTCACGTAAGTAAGCGCCCCGGCATTGGCCGTGGCCGTGCCTTCAAACCCTGATCCGGTCAGACCCAAGGTCACCCCGGTCGGATGCGGATCTTCAATGGTGACCTTGGAAGACCCGGTGATTCCGGCTCCGTCGGTCACTTTGCCGGCTCCGGCAATCTTCAGGGTGTAATAAGTTGTGTCCATGAACTTGGGCAAAACCGTGTATCCCTGGTTGTTGACGTTGATTGTGTAGGTGCCGACCACCGTGGCCGCACCGGAGACCGAGGCGGCGTACGTGAACGAAGTCGGGCTGACCACCGAAGTCACTGCGGTGTTGGCAACGTTAAAGCCTGCCGCCGAGCACCCGGCCACCGTGATAATGTCCCCCACATTGAGCAGATGCCCGGTGGAGGTGGTGACCGTGACTGTCGACCCGTTGCCCGACAAAGCGGTCATCGTGGCGGGCAACAAAAGCGTTCCGGGCGTGCCGTTTATCCGGATAATTCTGCGGGTTTGCGGATCAATCCGGAAGAGCCACCCGCCGGCAGCCACAACAATATAAGTTTTTCCTTTTCCTCCTTCCGCAAGATCAACGGCGTCCTGGCGATTGTCCGGCTTGGTGAAAAGAGCGGCTCCCTGAAAATGCGCGTTTTCAAACTCGGTCAGCGCATCCGGATCTTCCGGGTCGGGCTGAAGGTCCAACTGCACAAATCCGGGCCGGGTTTTAACCTGCCCTCCCCGGGCAACCACATTGACTCCCAGGGCGTAATTGGATTCCTGAATGAGGTTGGGGGCCCGGGAAGAGTCCATGCCGGCCGGCAGGCCTAAAAACCCGTCTACCTGACGTCCTGGATCAGCGATGGCCATTAACGGATTCTCCCAGGTTTTTTGGGTGCCTCAACCCGCAGGGCGTCCCAGTTGTCCCGCCACTCGCTATTGGGCGCAAAGTAAACTGACTGGGTCTTGGGGAGTTTGTCGAAAGGCACGACAAAAATGGCGTTTTGTTTGGTGTTGAAGAAAACAAAGACATCCACCTCGTTTTTGGCGTAGAGCCGTTTCATGCTGGTCTGGTGAAGCCCGTTTCCCCTTAAAGCGTAAAACTTCAGCTTGGTCCGGTTCTTGACCCCGTCCTCGGTACCCCCGTTGCTTTTGACCTGCACCCGTTTGAGCGTGCCCCGATAGTCGGTGATCAAATCGTATCCGCTGTCGTAAACCGGGAGACTAACGAGAAACCCGTGCTCCATCAGGGTGGCGGCGATCTTGGTGACGGCGATGGCTCCGATGTGCTGGCTCACAACCAATCCTTCCCAAGCACGTTGACGGCCATCCGGCGCCGGCGGTAGACCCCGTCCCCATCCCGGCTTCCCCCGCCATTGGTGTTGCCTTCAATGGTGACAAGCCAATCCCCTTCATTTTTCTCAACAATCCCCACATGAGCCACCCGGCCCATGGAGTTAAACCAGATGCCAAACACGTCAGCGGGTTTGAGCGGAGTCCCCCTTCTCTGCCGGTCCCAGGTCGGCTTGGCCACAAAGACGGGCGACCAGGCGGACCGGGGGTAAGGATTAAACAGCGACGTTCCAAAAGCCGTATCACCCACCCAGACAATGAACGCAGCGCACCACGGCGCCCTGGTTCCGGCTAGTCCCGTGGACGCCAGGTACGAATCCACCATGCGTCCGTCGTTGCGACCCGTATCTTCCTTAACTCCGATTTGGGAGCGGGCCGTTTCGACGAGCCGATGCCGTGAACTCTCCTGATCACCCAGCAGAAAAGCCGGTGAGGCAAACACAAAAGAAAGCGCGAGAACATAGGCTATTTGCACGAGAGGATGGCCGCAAAGAGAAGCGCGATGAACACGGCGACAAATAGCGTCAGCCGGGTCCGGGCCCCTGATTCTTTCCAGTCATCCCGCAAGACCCCACGGTCAATGTACCGGTCCAGAATCTTCCAATCCAATTGCAGGACCGACCACGCGAGAAAGGTGCAAAAAAGAAAACGGACGGCCCCAAAAGCCAGGACGTGCAAGCTGCCCAGGTCGACCGTGCCAGCGGTCGTGTCAAAACCCTGCAGGATGGGGCCGAGAAAAAAGAAGATGATAGTGGCTGCCAAAAGAGCCACCAATCCCTGAAAGCTGGTCTTGATCCAGCGAATCACCAGGGGATACCTATAAATTTACGAGCCAGCCAAAAGATCGGCCCACGGGCGGCAAAGAGGACGGAAACAATCAAAGCGCCTCGCCAGAACCAAAGCTCTTTTAGGGCCTTTCTTTGTTTTTCCTTCCAAATCCGCGCCTCATTAACGGCTTTATTGCGCTCCTGTATCGCCTCTTCAAGATCGGCCACAGAGGCCAAACAGGCGTCTTTGGCGGCTTTTAACTGCTTTTCAGCCTCCAAAATATGGGCTTTGGCCTCGGGGTTGGCGACCCGCTTGGCCGCGTCCATCCGGGCTTCTACCGTGGAAAAATCAGCGGAACTGCGTTTGGGTAAGGAAGAACAACCGGTAAAAACCGCCGCAATAGCCAGAATGGCAAGGGCATGCATGGGATTTTTACCAGTATCTTTTACGTCCTTTTGTCTGTCAATAATCAACTGCGGTCCCCAAAAAAATTTGTCCAAAGCCAGGAACCAATGACGCTGAAGAAAAGTGTGACAGCCGCCACCACGCCAAAACCCTTGTTGATGTGGCCTTCCACCTTGTGGATCCGCTCATCGTGCCGGGTGATGTGATCCAAGGTCATATCAACCTTGGTCTCAATCCGGGCCAGCCGGTCGCGGAATTCGTGCTGATAATCTTCGCTCATTTCAACTTCCTGATGACGGGACGAAGCCGGTCGCAGATTGCGTCCCCGTTGAGCCCCAGCAAATTCCAAAGCTCGTTATGGGGATTGAAAAACCAACCAAAGTGTTCCTTGGTCATTAGTTCTTCAGGGTACAAGGATTTGGTCCCGTATTTGTCCGCATAACGCAGATCCCAGACAGCCTGCTCGACAATCGCCAAGCCCAGCTCCCGGAGGACCTGGTCAGGCGAGGCCGGTCTCGACTGAGTCGACAAAGCCCCGGTCATCCTGGGGAGCCGTCTCGTCTTGAGCGGGTTGCGTCTCTTTTTCGCCGCCCACCGGTGTGCCCTCGACCGCGGTCAGGTACATGGTGTCGCCGGAAAAATAACCTTCGGCCATGAACTCAAATTTCTCGCCTTCCTGAACTCCGTCAGGGGCGTTGAATCCGGCCGGAACGGGAAACTTAATCTCCATTTTCCAAACCCTCCTCGATTGCTTTGACAAAATCGTCGTCTTTTTCTTCAGACTCCGATGATGTGTCGTTGGGCACCGGCAAACCTTCCAACTTGGTGATCACCAGTTCCCCGCCGTCGATGATGCCCGCGGCCATGAATTCAAACTCAGACCGGGGTTTTACGTCAGGGGGAGCGGCAAATCCGACCGGAAGAGGCACACGGACTCCCGTGACCTTGTCGGTGACTTTAACTTCGCCTTCCGCCTTGGCCGTCTTGGTATCCTTGGGGGATTCCTTTTTGGAATCCGGCTTGGATACCTTCCCGCCAGGCAGGACCAGCAGAATGGACTCCATCACAGCTTAATGGAACAGCCCCCGGGGGATTGAACCCCGGGGGCGTTCACGTTAGGCGTTGACGTTGTTGACCAGGACGATCAACTGGTTGACCTTGACCGCAAGCGACTTGAGGTTGTTGTTGATCGCGCTGAGACGGGTGTCCACGTCTGCCTTGCTGGCGGCATTGGAACCGGTCCCATCAACCCCGGACACGGCGGTCCCGACACCAGAGATGGTGTCGGAAGCCGTGCCCGAAGCCGCTTCCAACGGAACCATGTCGGTCCACGTCCCGCCATTGGCGAGGACGTTGCGGACCTGGGCAGCGAGTACGTTGTCCTGGGTCTTAACTTCTAGAGGAAGAGACATGTGATGTTCTCCTTTCTAGAGATTAAGCAACAAAGTCCAGGGCAGCCTCGCCGCGCTTGTGACGGATCACGTAGCCCCACTCCGGACGAACCGGCTTGGAACCACTGGCGAACAGCGCGCGGAAGTAACCCACGGTGCCGTCCGGATTGGTCTCGCGGTCAATGATGTTCTTCCACTTGAAGTCGCCGCGATAGCTCTGCGGATCGAAGGACATGCCGCCCATCGAGCCCAGGGGCTTCGGAACCACCGAGTGGTAAACCTCGTTGATGAGGATGATCGAGTCCTCGTACGCTGCAGCGAGGTAATCGCTGTTGATGTCGTACTTGAACCCTTTGGTCGAGGCCGCGCGGGTGAACGGATAGACCCGTTTCCACGCACGCACCGCGTCCACGGTGGCGGCCGGAGCCGTGCCCGTGAGGGTGAACGTGTTGGCGTTGGCCGTGGTGACCACGGTCGCGTTGGTGTAGTTCGAGACGGCTGCACCGCCGCTGTCGATCAGGGTGACCACGTCGCCGACTTCCAGACCGTGAGCCGTGCAGGACACTGTCAGGGTTGTCGAGGCGTGGGAGCCCGTCGCCGACTTGGCGATCCGGCTGTACCGCGGGGGGTACGGATCGATGATGTGGTAGAAGCCACCGTAGGACCGCTCCACACCCAGGGGAGCCAGAAGCTCGTTGGGCTTGGAATAGCGGAAGTCCGAACGGATGTCGGCGTTCAGCTTGATGATGTCCTCGCTGGTTTCAGCGGAGGTGATCAGGTTAAACACCGGCGCACCGTTCTCCTTGCCTTGGGCGGAGGAACCGGCGCCGTCACGCAGCAACCGCATATAGAGCCGGCGCAGGATACCCTGGGTCAGCTTGCTGGTCGCGTCGTTGAGGGGGCTGAATTTAGTCGAGCCGTTGGTGTTCGAGACGGTCGTCAGGGTCGCGCCGGCACCTGTGCCCGTGGGGGTCACAAGGTTCTCGGACAACCGGACGTATTCGTCCTGATACCGCTGGGTCCACACCATAGCGGTCTGCTCGGTGAGGATGTTGATGATCTGGCTGAGCTGCTCCTTGCGACGGACGGGGTAGCGCAGGTCCTCGAGCGAAATGTTCGGGGATTCAAGCGCGACGCGCCGCAGGTCGTAGGTGCGAAGCTTCTGGCCGAATTCGACGTTGGCGAACAACGGGGTGTTGACGTTCCCGGCCGAGCTCGTGGAGCTGATGGGGGAAGTACCAGGGCTTGCATTGCCTTGTGTGTAAGCATTGAAAGTCAGGTAGTTTTGATCCGTCGGATTGGAGCCCAGGATCGAGTCGTTGCCCTGCCAAACAGACTGAAGATCGTAGTCGTTCTGGAGGCCGTTACGGGCGGCCTGAGGGATGGAACGCTCGTATGTCAGCACGCTGACGCGGTCGCCCATTTCCTCGGGGAAAGTGTCTTGTTTGACGAGTTTGAGCCAGACGTTGTTGTCGACCGTTTTACGGTAGATTTCCGGCCCAATTCGCCCAGCTTCCTTGACGAGGAGCTGTTCGATGTTGGTGTATGTAGTAGCCATGGTGGCAAATTCTCCTTGGTGGAAAATTGTTTCGAAGACAGGAGGGGAAACCGACGCGGCCTCCCGCAGTCCTCAAAGCTTGGTTTCCCGGCGGCATCCCGAGACTTTTATTGCCCGCACGGCCGCTTCCATTTTTGTAGGCCTTTGTCCTGCCGGACCCGCTTCCGTTTTTATAGGAGCCGTCGGGACAAGGGAGAGTATGACTACGGACTGTGGAGTGTCAATAGCGGGCTATCCAAGTGCGATGATGTCAGCCGGGATGGCGGTTTTCTTAAGCTTCTCCCCGACCGAGCCTGCGACGCTCGAGGCCGAGGAAAGGGCGTAGCCCCAGACATTGGCCTGGGTGAGGACTGCGGTTCCGGTGGTGTTATCCACTGCCACCCCTGCGGCCACGGAGTTGGCGGCTGGGACGGCGCAGGTTCCGGTTAGGTTACCTGCGTTGTAGGTGACACCAGAGCGGACATCGGTGACGGCTGGGGGTGTAACGACCGAAGCTGGGTTAACTAGGGTTATTTGGTTTAAAGAAGCGTCTCTAAAAACCACAACACTATTGGCCGTAAGTTGAATCCTACAGTCACCAACTACTGGAGACATACCTCTTGCACCATATTCAAACTGTTCCACATAAATAAGTACGCCTTGGTTACCAGCTACCCCTGCTGTTGCGACCAGACCAACAGAACCCACCCCAAACCCATTCCCAATAGCGCGCCGAATATAAGCTGTTCCGCCAGACGACATAAAAACGCCTTGGCTTTGAGAACCATTTCCACCAATTGCTGATCCATTGATGGTGACAGTTCCAGAAGAAGCGAATAAGAAAACCCCAGCATTTTGGGATCCGTTAATATTCCCACCAGTAACATTTCCATTTACCGTAACGGTTGCTGAAGAAGAAATAAAAATACCAGTTGAGTTTCCGGTGCCTACAGTGGGTGCTGTAACATTTCCAGTAACGTTTAAAACACAGCCCGGAAACTCTAAACTAATAATATGGGAACCCGAACCCCCTGTGGCGTAAACGTTACCAAAAATATTGATGGTACTGGCAGTATTCTGAGTTCTTAAAGCAGCACCAATACCAACCCTAATAATATCACCGTAAATATTAATTGTCCCAGAACCTAGTAGATAAATTCCTTGATTATTGTTACTTGTCCCAGCAGCTGAATTAGTAATAGTTCCAGTAATTGTTCCTGTTGCAGTTCCACCAGTTTGAAGTCCGATGGCTTGGTTAGTCCCAGAAGCTTTACCAATAATATTTCCAGTTATGTTAAAAACAGACGAACCCGTAGCAAGAACTCCTGAGGAACCTAAACCACTTTCAATATCACCATTGACCGTGAAATTAGTGGAATTAAAGACTGCTCCTTGTGCGAAGTTAGTGGTTGTTTGATCGCCACGTATAACCCCCGTAATTGTGCAAGTTCCACCATTTGTTCGCAACCCAGGGCAACTATTTTGTGTTCCTGCGTAAATATTTCCAACAATAACGCTGGTGCAGGCGGCCTCAAATCTTACCCCATCGTGTTCGGCAGCACCAGAACCTGATTGGTTTCCATAAATATTCCCATTAATATTTACAGAGCCAGTTGAAACATTTCGGTAACCAACTCTTCTGCTCGCGCTAGTCCCACCTCCGCCACCATAAATGTTTCCGTTAACTGTTACGGTTCCTGTTCCAGCGTGGCGTACTGCGCTAACGTCACTAAGATTATTTATCAAAGATCCATATAATGTTCCAGTTATGGTGCAACTATTTGGAGAGTTGAAATTAATTAAAAGACAGTTTTGGTTACTGGCCGAACCTCCAGCACGAATATCGGCTGTTACGTTATAAGCATTATCCAAAACAAACCCACCGCCAGCGTTAATCCCAGCAGCTGAAGTTGTTCGAATACTTAAAACATTAATAGCTTGATTGATTGTGACTGTAAAGTTGTTAGCGTAGACATCATCGGCGGCTGTCGGCAAAGTTCCTCCATCCCAAGTAGCGGTAGCAGACCAATTTCCGTTAGCAACAGCGTAACGATTAGCCATATTAGCTCTTGGTCATGCTGACCAGATTGCCAGATCCGTCGTAGGCCAAGGTCAGCGTGGCAACCGTCGTCCCGCCTGCGCCACCTGTCTTGTAGGTGACAGAAGTCAGATTCCCGCTGGTGTAACCAAGGGCGCGGTAGTCGTGAATGGGGATGTCCCAACCTGCAATTTTATTGGAGACTGTGCCGCTGATCGGGATCGGATTCCCTGTGCTGTTGGTGACCTCGACCTCGTTACTGACCGTGACTGTACCCGATGTGATCGTAATTGACCCTGACCCCCCGATATCAACGGGAACCGGAGAAGCCCGAAGCTGGGCGTCGGTTAAGCTTCCGCCGCCGGAGGTATTAGTGTCAATGGCCTGCAGAAGACTATTAATCTTCTGCAGACTCTTATTTGACGGATCCCCGGCAAGCGGGGTATCGCCCTCCGGGAAAAACGCCGGCATTTATCAGCCCCTGGAAATTCCTTTTTCCAGCGCCTCCAAAAAGCCCACGTCAGTGGCCAGATCGGGTGCGCCCACCTTGGCTTCCCCTCCCCCGGCTCCCGGAGTGGCCCCGCGGATTTCGCCAAGCGACTTTTTCAGTCCGGCAATCTCCGTCTGGCTTTTGCGGATATAGCCCTGAAAAAGCTCCACCAAGAGAGGCATGGAAACGGCTTGGTACGTCAGGGCGGCCCGAGTCTCGGCATCCAGGTCGGTATTCTCAACATTGAGTGCCTGGGTGCGAATGTCGTCAATCCGGGCATCCCAGTCGGGGTTGCCTGTCTTACGGAGAACGGGAACCTCGTTGGTAAACCGGTTCCAAATCTCGTCGTAAGCGGCCTTGGTGGTTTCCACTTCCTTGGCCTGAATCGCCTGTTGGCGTTTTTCAACTTCAGCGGCTTGAGCTGCCTCACGCTTGCCAATCTCTTCCATCGCCTTTTCGGCGTTTTGGAGAATGACATCGCGCTTGCCGTAGAGTTGATTCAAATCCTCCACTCGCCGGCGTAAGTCAACGGCGTCGACCGGATCCAGCTGGGCCACCAAATCCTTGACCGCAGCCCGACGTTTGGCCGAGTCGCCAATATTGGCAGCCCGGACCAGGGCGTCAGAATCGATCTCGTACGCCTTGGCAATCTCCTCGATCCCGGAGACGGCCTGCTCAATCGGTTTCTGCACGGCAACTTTGTACTGCTTGGTCGCCTGCACCCGGGCCACGGACAGCTCGGTCTCATACTCGTCGCGCTGGGAACGGATATCCTCAAGCTCGGCCTTGAGCTTTTCAAGCTCAGGCGAAGTCTGTTCGCCGTCACCCTCGACTTTCTGCTCCTCCTTGCCGATCTTGCTTTCCAGCTCCTTGAGCTTGGCGCGGGTTTCGCGCAGCTCGGTGGTCACCTTGGCAAACGCGGTCTGCGCGGCCTTCGGTGCGTCCTTGGGTAGTTCAGGTTCTGCCTCGGCGCTTTCGGCCTTTTTCTCCGGCTCTCCGGCCTTGGTCAGCTGGTCGATGACGTCATCGGGAATATTGGTCTTGTTCTCAAGCGGCTTGGACTCGGTCTTGGGTTCCGGTTTTGCTTCAGACTTGGCTACGGCAACGGGCTCGGGAGCCGGAGCTTTGACTTCCGGCGCAGCCGCCTTGGGTGCTTCCGGTGTAGGCTCGGGCGCATCCAATTGTGCGTCGAGAGCCTCCAATAAACCGCGATTGTCTTCGCTCATTCTTTATTCTCCTTTGTCTCCGTCCAGGGTGCCGGCAACTCCGCCGGCTTTGCCGCCATGTCGGTCAGCGCCTGAAAATTTCTTAAAGCGTCAAAAAATCCTTCGCGCCGGGCGTTCAACAAAGCGCCCCATAAAGAGAGGTCCACGCCCTGCGGAGCCGGCACCGGTTTGGGTGAGGCAAAATCAGTCAGGGCCTCCAACGCGCCACGGAAAGCCGGTAAGGTCAAAATCTGTTTAAGCTCCGCCTGCAAATCGTCCCGTTTTTTCCAATCTTCTAATGTCATCATTTGTCTATTACTGACAGAGGCTTGTCCGTATGACAAGTAAAATCATGAGTTACGAATCTTACTGGCCGTCTCGGCGTCCTTTAACGCCATGCGCTGCTGGTGCTCGGCTAGTTTGATTTGCTGCTCCAGTCTGGCTTCCTCCACTTTCATCTGCATCGCCATCTGGTGATCCTGAAGCTTGGAAGCCGCGGCCGGGTCAATTCCCGGACCTGCGTTGCCGGCTTCCTGGGCTTTGCGCATGTTTTCAGCCTGGGCCCGCATCTGGTTTTCCAGGGCCACAATGGACTCGCGCATGAGGTTAAGCATCTCGTTATACTGCCCGATCTCCACTTTCCGCATCGGGTCGGAAGCAATCGCCTGCAAATGCTGGATCGAGTGCTGGTAATTAAGTGTCAGGTACGCCAACGCCATGTCCGGAGAAGCAATCCCCTGCGCCGTGCCTTCCATCATCACCCGGGCATCGGACAGATGGACCCGCAGATGAACAGAGTGGTTTTCCGTCGGCATGACCGAGATCGGACGGCCGTCCTGGAATTGTGCATTCTCAAGCTCGGCAATCTTGGCGTCAGTCGGCAGGCGCTCCTTGAGTTTGGAGGCCGGCAGGTAGCGGTCGACCTGGTCGTAGCCCACCCGGGCAGCCACGCGGTCGCGGATCAGGTTTTGCTGGCCCACCTCGTCGAAGCGCGGGAGAAGCTGGAGAAACTCATTGAAAGCAAGAATACGGGCTCCGCTGGAGCCATACCCAATCGCACGGACCGCAGTCACGTCGTAGACGTCAATGACCGCTTTCCAGGGTACGCCACGTTGTTCAAGCCGTTTACGGAACTTTTCATATCCTTCGTAGCCCGCGTCACCTTTTTGCCAGGTGTCTTTCTGCAGACGGCGGAATGATTCACGAAGAAGTTTGGCCCAAGGAACGTAGAAAAGATTGATGGAGGCGGTGCTCAACACTGCCTCGTTGGCCAGCTGGGCCTGCACTTCGGTGGCGGTGCGCTCCTTGCTGCCGTCGGACATCTGCCGGGTGCGGTAGCTCCCGGTGTTGGCCTGCCGGGTCATCGACAAATCCTGCATGACCGGCAGCACGCTTTGGTTGTAGTTGGGGAATTGCGTAGCCACCACATCGAGGTTGGGCGGGAGGAAAGAGATCGGGCCGGCAAAAGCCATGGACAAACGGCTGACATCCTCGGCTGTCTTGGGTTGCAGGACCAAACTGGTCTGCATCATCGAGCCGTCGACGACCGAACAACGAAGCCGGTTGCTTACCTGGATGTGGGGAAAAATCTTATGCCCAAGCCCGCGAATCGAGTGATACGTGCCGTTGCCAATTCCAAAGGTAAAGACCGTGAAGGCTTCGGCGGCGTTTTTGAACCGGCTGATCTTTTTGTAAAGGAAGTCCGTGTTGGACCCGTCGCGAAGACCGATGTAGTGGCTGATCGTGCCGTCAAACTCCCGCACATAGTAGTGGTTAACGCGGATTTCCTGGGCGCGGGCGTAGGAATAATAAAGATCGTTGTTCTTGAATTCGACTTCCAATTCTTCCCACGTCTGGTCGGTGGGGCGTTGACCCCGGTTGGACTCCGCCAAAGCTTTCCGCACTTCCTCCACGTTCCAGCCGGCTTCCTTGGCCGCCTTGGGGTTGGAGATGTAGGAATAAAGCTCGTGGGCCAGGTAGGAGCGTTTGGCTACGGCAAAGTCGACGCGGTTTTCAGTCGCCGGCGTCCCGCGAGGAATAAGAAATTCCCCAATACCGCAAACCCGCCAACGCCAATCCTTGTCGTTCTCAAAAAACGTGACGCCCAATCCCTGGGACACGAAAAAGTGGGAAAGCAGCTGAAAATTAAAATGGAACTGGTCCCATTCCAGCAGGAGCTTGTGAAACTCTTCCCCGATAATTCCGCCCCAGACCCCGCGTTCGCTCTCGTCGCCAAAACTTGTTTTGACCTCGACGAGCTTTTCAACGCCGGTCACCAGATCCGTGTAGGCGGCCAAGGCATTTTCCAGGTCAGCCGCGGCCTCACCAAAATTCAGGTTGGCCCGGTAAGCCTGACCCATCGAGCGGAGCGTCGCCGGATTATAAGGCGGATCGCCATCAAACATCGCCTGGATCTTGCTTCGATCCTGGTCGGCATGGATATCCGCTTCCCGCAAAGTATTGTAAATGGAATGCGCGGACTTGGCGTCCTTGAGCCTTTCCTTGGGAACGGAACCCTTCTCGGGTATGTTTTCGAGCAAGATGTCCACTTAGCGATCCATATTGTCTATTGGCAGCGGTAAGTCAATAATTTACCGACGATAGTTCCTTGCTGGCGTCAATGACCCGGTCCAATCGTTTGGCCTGTTCAATCCACCCTCCGCTTTTCCGGGCCATCACCGTGCCTCCGGCCATCGCCCCCACCCGGACGCGGACACACTCTAACGCCACAAACGCGGCATCCGCCAAGTCGGGGCTCTTTCCCGTCCGGGATTTGTAGTCCCGCTTTGATTCGACCACGAGCTTGCCCCCGCCCACCGTCGTGTATTTGCGGCTGGTCAGTTCCCTGGCCAGCTCGGGAGAAATGCCTTTAAGCTGCCCGGACCGCAAAAACTCTACTCCACCAAACCAAAGTTCGGTAACCCGGTTGGAGTACTTGTCTTTGGCTGCCACTCCGGAAGTGGAGCTGGTCGGCAGGTCGCTTGGTTTTTCGCCAAACTTCACCCGCAAGATTCGGGGCGACCAAACCTCCGAGATGATGTCGCAAAGCGGATCGCCCGCACCCGTGGCGTCGACCGCCAAGTATTCCGCAGGGACACCCCGCTTGGTGCACTCGGCCATGACCTGCTTGGCGATTTGAAAGTTTCTTGGCTGGGGATCGTTGACGTCCTCACGAAGCACAATCGATTCTTTCAAGCACACCGTGGGACCGGACTCGTCGGTCCGCCCGTACTCGACAAAATAAAGCACCGTTCTGTCCCCGCCGTTGGTAAACGACGGATCCAACCCGGCCACCATCTTGGGCGGCTCTTTCCACTTGGGCAGCTTATCGACCTCGAACTTCCGGAAGTCCGCTTCCGAATAAATCGACTGCTCCGCCCCGCCCGGGGCCGGGAACGAACGGATGAACCGCCAGAACGCAATTGAGTTTTCCCCGTCGTGGTCCTCGGCGTGCTTGAGTTGTTTGGTGGTCAGAAGAAACGGGAACTTGTCTTGGAAATCCAAGTTTGGGGTCTTGGCCCCGTCCAGATGCAGGCAAAGCCCAAGTTTGGTCTGCCACTCCTCCATCTCAACATTGACGGAATTCCAGCCGTTAGCCGGTGTGGCGAATATCCCAAAAGGGTCATACTGGCTGGCAAAGTTACCGAGAGCCACGCATTGAAAGGACGGGTTGGAATTAAGGTTGGAGATCGCCTCAAAGACCGAGTTGGTCACGTCGGTGGCCTCGTCGATGATCAAAAAGACCCGTTGGTTTTTAAGACCGATTAGCTTGGCCGTGGCTTCCTTTTCTTTTTCCGGGCTGGACGGAATTAAGGTGATAGAGGATCGGTCGCTGCCCTCGCCTTCGGTCAAAACGATCTTACCCATCGAGTCTATCAATTTACCGGCAAGCCCGGGGACCTGCATAAAACGCTCTCTAACGCCTCCCCAGAGCCGTTTGCGGGCCTCCCGGATGGATGTTGAGGTAACCAGCACCAAAGTCTCGTGGGGGGCGCACAGCCAGTTGACCAGGCCCCACAAGGCAAAGGTTGCCGTCTTACCGGAAGACTTGGGTCCGGAGATGGCTAGGTAGTCCTGCTCGCAGGCTGCCTGGATCATCCGTTCCGCCCAGGGATGCCAGCAGAAGCCGTTTTTGTTCCTTGTTTTGTGGTAGGGCCAGAGTATATCGACTACATTCTTAAAATGCTGAAACTTCCCCAAGCCCCCCTGTTCAGGTCTCAAGCCCCACTTGAAGCAGAGAAGCTCGATCTCCAGCTTCCCGGCCCCCTCCGGCCAGGTCCTGCTATACAAGGTAATGGGCATTGGAACAGCCATTAATTGCCAGTAATGAGCTTTTGTGTCAATAAATTATCGCGACAAATCGTAGGTAAAATATTGTCATAAAATGACATGGTGCGGTGGCTGAGCGGTCTAAAGCGGCGGTTTGCTAAACCGATTGACAGTCAATAATTTAGACCAATTTAGCAACGATTGTCTACTGATAATAAAGACTTACAGAGAAAACTAAAATACACAAAACGGTCAATAAATGACAACTTTTCCTTGACGGACCGGCAGTAACTGCCAGTAATATGTCCGTAGTATGTCATCAGACACATTCAAGCCAATTGAGGTCAAAGACGGTTTTGCCTCGGTAAAAATTTACCGGTGCGTAAACAACAAGGACTATTTCACCTACGCGGTGACGTGGTGGTCCGAGGGAAAACGCCATCGCCGGGCAATTGCCGACCTGACCGAGGCCAGGCGCGAGGCACGCCGGATTGCCAAGGAGCTGGCCGACGGACGGCACAGCATGACCGAGATCACCGTGCGGGATTTGGCCTACTACAAGGACCTTGAAAAAAAGATGGGCGGGGTTCCCCTGCACGAAGCAGTCCAATTGTGGCTCAATGTGGCCTCCAAAAAGGTCTCGGCGGTCCTGACCAAGGACGTGATTGAGGAGATACTCAAGACCAAGAACAACGACGATTTTGTTGGAGGCCGCCAAAAGACCAATCTTCGCCTGCGGCTAAACAAATTTGGCCAGGAATTTGGCCCGCGGGTTATCTCCACCATCAAAGCCAAGGAAATTGACGCTTTTCTTTCCAACCCGGAATGGGCGGCCCGCACCAAGGCTCACTACCGCCAGGTCATCCTCATGCTTTTCGATTACGCCAAGCGGAAGGAATATCTGGACCCGGACCGCGACCACCAGGCCGACAAAACCGAGGTAATTAGAGTTCAGGAGTCTAAATTGGAGAGTTGGTCTGTGCCCGAGATGCGTACCCTCCTCCAATACTCCAACCCCAAGACCCTCCCCTGGATTGTGCTGGGCGCTTTTGCGGGGGTGCGCTCCGCCGAGATAGAGCGAATGAATTGGGAAGATATTGACTGGAACAGCAATCTAATCCTTGTCCATTCCAAGCGCGTGGGTACAGGTAAGGTGCGTGCCCAAAACGACCGGACAATCCCCATGACAGAAAACTTGAAGTCCTGGCTTAGCCCGTTTAGGACATTTCAAGGCAACATTCTTAAAAGCTTAAGCGTAAAAAACATATATGAAGACCTGGACAAGATTGTTGGCTTAATAAGACGCAATAACACGGACTTCCAGTGGAAACCCAACGCCAACCGGCACAGCTTTGCGACCTATTACCTCGCCCTGACCGGCGATGCCTCGCAGACCGCGCTGGCGTGTGGGCACAATCCGTCGATGCTGCTACGACGGTACAAGACCATCATGGTCAACGGGCGAACGGTCACTCGTGAAATGGCCAAAGAATATTTTTCTTTGGCCCCAGGAGCCGTCCAGCCAGCAAGAGAAATCACTGAAGCAAAATCCAAATAGGAGTCACGAAAGAGACGAGTCACAGACCACCAAAACCATAAGCATACCGAAACATATGGCGAAATTTCTCGTGAGTGAGAGCAATCGCCTAGGGATAAATAACGTATCAGGATTGGTTCGAATGATGGTGGCTGAATACATGGACAAGAAAACTGCCCGCAAGAGTAATACTCCGTAATGATTAATCGCACGCCGTCTTACGGATTATCGTTGACAGCCGTAAGACGGAATATTACAAAGTCTTATTCGCATGAATCTGACTTTGGAGGCCCATTCGTTCAAGGTGTCGGTGACACCGCAAAACAAACTTCAACTCACCGTTGAGAACGTAAGCCCCGGGGAAGTTTCCCGCCAGATTCCCGAAAGACTTTACACCGTCAAGGAAGCTGCCGCCCGGCTGAAGGTCAATCACCGCACCATCCGCCGATACCTCGCGGCAAAACGTCGTCCCCTTCCCCACTCACGAGCCGGTGGGACCATCCGGATTTCCGAATCCGACATCGACCGTTGGCTGGCGAACGACAAGTTCGGCCTGCCGCGTGAATAGCCGTGCCAAAGGTTGTGTGGGCGAGCGTGAGTGGCGCGACGAATGTCGCCAGCGCGGCTATGAGGCACGGCGTGGTCGCCAGTATTCCGGTCACCCGGACGCCCCTGACGTCGTCTGTGAGCTCCCCTTCCACTTTGAAGTCAAGCGGGTCCAAAATCTCAACGTTGCCAAAGCCGTTGAGCAGGCACTTCGTGATGCGGGCGATAAACCGGTTGCCGTTGCGCATCGAAAAAACAATCAACCGTGGCTTGTCACCATGACGGCGGATTCATGGTTCGAGCTAATACAGAAGGTCCATCCGCCAAAACCACAGGAGACGAAATGACCGTAGGCGAACTCGTCGAACGACTCCAAAAGATCAACCCCGACATTGACGTGTGTGTTGATCTTGAGCAGGAGTGCCACGAAATCAGCGATGTGGAGGTCTGGAAGTCCGATGACCCGGACGGTTCGTTTGTCTCCATCATCCTGGATTTCTGAACCTCTATACCTGGCAACTCCAAAACGCCTCGACCCTGATCGAGGCCTTGAACAAGCACGGCGTCGCCCTCGATGCCAGTGACTGCGGAACGGGCAAAACCGTGACGGCGGCCTACGTGGCCAAACAACGCACCCTGCCCATTCTGGTCATCTGTCCCAAAGCCGTCATCCCCTCCTGGCAAAACTGGATGGCCACGTTTGAGATTTCCCGCCACCGGATCATCAATTATGAGAAGCTTAAAGCCGGTAAGCGCGGGAAAGAATTTGGGCACTGGGAGGGTGCCAAG